ATATTTCACTCCTTCTTTCATTTCAAACTTAAATAACACATAATCCCACAATCGGGGAAAATCTCTGTATTCATGTTTCCTCTGTCCGGGTCCAGTTCATCCAGATATACAGGATTCCCTTTCCCGTCCTTAAGGATTGAATAACCAACTTCTCTTTCCAACTTCGCCCGACTTTCGAATACCTCTGGGAAATCTTTTCTGATTCGATTCCAATATCCCATACCGCCCTTGACGCATCCGATGCAGTTGTTGTTCGGATATCCAAGGTCATACATCAAAGGTCGGGCAAAATCAAAAGTCCGTTCAAACAATCCATGTACCTCTTCTTTCGAGAGGTTTCTGTTAATAAGTGGAAATTCGTGTGCGGCTTGCGGATTCGCTTCAATCGTCCTCTCTGCCCGGTTTTCCTCTTTAAGATCAAAACCCCAGACATAGGTCAACTCACAATCCTTATGTCGTTCCTCCCACACTTTTCTCACTCGTTTCTTGAGCCAGTTTGTGCAGGGTGCAAATCCATTTGCCGGACTTCTGAATCCTCCGAATGTCCTCACGCAATCCTCTACACATCCGTACTCACTTGATTTCAGCATTTTGATTTTCTTTCCGATTGTTTTCTCGCAATCTTTGATAAATCTGATACTGTCCTCATGTTGGTCTGCAATGTCAATGTAAATCCATTCGTCTACATCTCCAGCAAGATATCCTGCCATAAAACTTGATATTCCTGCACTTATCCAACATACCTTTAGTTTCTTTTTTGTCATAACACCACGCTACAAATCCATGTATCGTGGATAAGGAATATAGGCTCCCCATGTTGACGGTCTGAAACTCACATAAGTCAAATATGCTATATGTGCGCTACTTCAAATTCCACCTTATCGAATCATCAACGCTACTATTATTCCCTTTATGCAAAATCTTTGACACCTTTAAGTTGCAACCTCGGTTTACCGAGGATTCGTTATTCCTTTCCCATTCCATCTGTTTTTAAAATCTTATTCAAACAAGCATTCCAGCCAAATCTATACGACGGGACAGGCTTACCCGGCTGCTGGTATTTTCCACACACTTCCATTTTCTCCGGAAGTTCCCGGAGTGGACACCAATCCGGCTTTTCTCCGTCTGGCAAAAGTTTTCCTGTCGCACAGCACAGATATTCGTCATCATTCTCTGTCTCATAGCACAATGTACATTTCTGGCACACCTGTTCTGGCATATCCATAACCAATACTGCTTTAGCCATACAATCACCCTTTCTTTTTCTTCTTAGGCTTAAACTTAAAAACATCATTTTTCTGTCGGCTTACCATGCTCCGATAACCGTTCATTTTACTTACTCTGCTTTTCCCCATGCTTTCACACTCCTTCCGGTTTCTCACACCGCTCAAACTCGATAATCCACACATAAGGGTTTGCATCCCAACTGTAACGATCAAGATCCGATTTCTTGATCGTTGAATCCCAAAGGTCATGAAACATACCTTTTACGAACTCGTCTCCGACGTATTTTAAAGGTTCTTCTCCAATTCCTTCTTTCACACACCCTTTTCCGTCAATATCATGCAACCGCTCCACTCTCACATTCGTAACCTTAAGCCAGATGCGTGCGGCTTCTTTCGGCATGTGGATGGATGGGTGCCATATATGACTATCATTTTTAAAGCCACTTTCTGCTACTTCGTCCGCTCTAAAAACATACTGTTTATCTGAATTTAAAGCAATTGGATACCCCCATGTTTCGCGGACATAAAGAATATCGCCCGGCTGATATGGTGGTGTAATTTTGCCTTGTTTTCCGTCTGTATCATATATATACAGCGGTTCTTCGCTTACTTCAAAATATCCTTGCGGTTGTGGTTTAATTATTCTTCTCGTACAACTCTTTCTCCCATCCAGAATTGCCCGAACCATTTCCATGTTGAATAAAATTGGTAACACTCTACTCATCTTCTGTTCCCTCCTTGTAGCAACAATACACAATCGGATTGTCAGTATCACATTCACAGTTGTTCCAGTCGATATCTTCCAATGCTCTGTCTTTTGCAATCTGTTCTGCTTCTTCCTGTGTATCAGCTTCGATGTCATCATAATCAATCGAAAGTTGCAAACCCACGCTTGCATTCCACTTAGCCATTCACTCCACCGCCTTTCACAATCTCGATCTTTACCCTCCTGTTCCATGTTTCCTTTGCTTTTCCCTGCGCGTCCATCTTGTTAGGAAATTCTTTAATTTTTACATACGGACCAGCACATCCGCATTTACCGCATATAATCCTGTATCCTTCACTTCCCATTTTTCTTACGCTCACTCTGCGGTCATGGCAGCCACAGAACGGGCATGGTTTAAGTTCTTTACTCATTCTTCATTATCTCCACTTCTTGATAGCTTTAACTCTGTTCCGTCAATGTTCCCTGCGAGTTTATTCTGACAGTGGCACAACAGCGTATCCAACTCTTTAGCGTCTGTTATCTTTGCCACCCTTATGTAATCAAGCACTCTATCCACACTTTCCATTCTGTACTTGACTATCATTTTGTTATATGCGGTTCTTATGCTTTCAATTTCCTGCTCATGACGTCTGATTTCTGCTAATTTAGCCTTGCAAAAATTATAGTCACTTACAAGCTTATCTTTTCTGTGTTCTGCAACTTCTTCCGCTGTGTAACCTTTTATTTTGCTCATTCTTCATCATCTCCAAAACTAAATTCAATCTCGTCACTCGAATCGACACATAACTGTTCGCACTTTGCTCTTGTGGATGTACCACCGGAATGACTGGTGGCTAAAAGAAACAATTTTTGAACGATATTGAAATATGACATTCTGTAACAAAACTTTTCATCTTCACACAGTTCTTTAATGGCATCTTCGCCATGCACATATTCGTACCATTTCTCGAACTTACCAACCAGTTCCCGCATAAGGCTGATACAATATTTCAAGATATGCTTTTCATCGTGACTTTCCAAATCTTTATCAATTTTCTGCTTCTCCACCGCCGCCCGGCATTCTTCCACCGTGCCGATTGCACGGTACTGCTGAATTTCTTCCAACCACTCCGCGAGTTGTATATGTTCCTCTGCACATTTTTTACACTGCATTGGATAATAATGTCCATCTTTATCATAATGATTTTCGTATTCAGCCATCCTGCGCTTTGCCACTTCTCTTGCGTGCGCTATTGCTCCGTCAATCGTCATACCCATTTAATTCTCCTTCCGCAAAAACGGGCAGAATTTAAAATTGTGATGCGCAAAATTATTTGGCACAGCGCCCCGCTTTAATGGGTGGTGCTCACACTGTATTTTAAATTCCGTGTTGTCAAAACATTCTCCTGCGTCTTTCCATTCGCAATATTCTTCACTCTCTATCATTCCTGCACCTCCAACAATTCCGGATTGTCAAACGTATTGCCGATAACTTCTGCATCAACCATATTTATCCAATAGCCTAAATCTTTTCTCATGTATTTTTTATCAGTAACTGACCAATCCACATAAAATCCAACATTCTCTGTTTTTGTGCTATCAAAGCAGTTTTGATAACTTCCGTATCTAATCGGTGCTATCGTGTCACTAAAGAGGTCTTTTACCAAATCATTCTCCCAAATCAGCTTGCCGTTCTTATCCTTAAGTCCGGTACACTGGCAGATAGTAGATGCATCTACAACACAACGACAGAAGAAACCCAAACTATCCTTTGCGTAGAAATAATAACTTTCGTTGCCCTTTTTCGTGCAAAATGGGTATGACAGATATCCTTCCACCCATTCGCCATTATCAATCCGCTTTCCGCGGAATAAATATCTATCTTCCATCATTTCTCCTTTCGTTCATCTTTTTCAGTTCTTCGCTGATATCTTTTAGGTCGCAATCAATATTAACCAGCCGACCCCCATATAAATAAGGTTGATAATGCAAGCAAAACTCCCATTTCTACGCCTCCTCTCTGTGCCGCCCTTTTATGCAGGTATTCCAGAATCTGCATCCCGGATCACAAGGTTTGTCCTTGCTGCCATAATCACAGATTCTTCCGCTGCCATAATACGTGGCTGGCCGCTTAAATTTCTTGTACGCTTTCGGGTCCCGGTGCTCCGGTTTAGAATCCTCATAACCTTGGATCTGCCCGATCAGCTTTATATTTTCACGCTCCAGGCGTTTGTCCTTATTGCTTTTATGTATTTCTCTCACCCCTTTTGGTAATGGGGCGATTGCCGCCCCGGTGTCGGCAAGTTAAGAACATGGCTTTTGTGATAACTATAATTCCGCACTTGCAATGGTTTCTTTTGCTTTCGCTGGTGTTTCAACCTACCGGCTACCGGACCGGTGTATTGAGCAATGTTCTTTCCAAATCCGCATAATATTCACGCTGTTCGAAATCATTGAACCGGTTCCGGTTTTTCTTTTCCGGCACAGCCTGTTCTTTCCGTGCTCCGTTCTGTGACCGGGACAGCCATGAATTCATGAACCTTTTTGCACCACCCCTTGTTTTCCTGTATTTAGGGTTGGACAGACACCATGCCTGTATATTCCTCAACTCCTGTCTAACGTCGATCCCCGGATAGAGCTGCTGGTATGTAACCACGTCGTTCTCCGACACCTCGTATTCTGTTCCATCGTTCAAGAGGAATTTTCCGGCACAAAGCGTTTTATCCGCAGGTGCTATAACTCTATTATCATTACTACTAATATCAGTATCATTATCAGGTTCATTATCAGTATCAGGGTTATTTTGCTTTTCAGAAAAACCATTTGCTTTTTTTGCTTTTACTTGGTTTTCGTCAGAAGCATTTGATTTCGGTCTGCCGCCAAGCTTACCGGCTTCCCTGCGCTTCTCACATTTTTGCATGTATGCCGCGTTATCGCGGTCCATTCGATCTTGGATAAAACTGAATGCCATATCTGCCGCCGCATCAAGTTCCGGTATCTCTTCCCCTGCCGCATAACAGAGGATGGCAGTGAACAGCTTCCCCCGCTGCTCCATGTCCATCTTCTGGATATGCTTTAAATACTCTGTGTACATGACGAAGCTGTTCTTTTCTGCCAAGTCATCACCCCACTTCCAGATCTTTAAGCAGGTCAACAAGTGGCATCTTGGATTGTTCTTTTGTCAGCTCCGTTATTGTAACTTCAATTCTCGGGTTCTCCCTGTCTACCGACACATCATGGTAAAAATTAGGAATGCATTTACGGTTATCTTCCTGCAACACCTGTGTCTTGGTTAAGCTGTCCTGAATAAATTTTGCCCCGCAGGATACAATATTGTCCCCGTCACGCCGCATATCTTTTTCGTAAAAATGATAATAGATCAAAACCGGATCTGTGATATGTATCCCACGCAGCTGATGCCGTATGCAGCCGATCACAAGAAGCTCATTGTCCCTCTTTGCTTTCCCACCCTTATGTGGGTTTATCCGGTTGGCTGCAGTGTAATCATTCAGACCATCCAGCCGCCCGGGGATTGTAAAACTATACTCCACACGGATCACCATCCATTCTGATCTGTGCATTACAGCCTGTGATCACATCCTGCAGGTATGCCGGTAAAGTGTAGCAGTCAATGAATTCGTGCGCATCTGCCAGATTCTTACGCTTCAAGGCTTTATAGCTCTTCGTCTTTCCATCTTCATCATAAATACCGAATTCACGTTTCAACTGGCTGTAAATATCACGGTATACAGTCTGACGTACTTTGTTATCCTTATAGGCTTCTGATTTCTTGCCACCAAGCATTTCCACACCTTTACGCTTTACGTGTGCTGACAGTTCATCCGATTCCGCGCCAAACAGCGGCATATCATTTTTGATTGAGTAAACCTCATGCTCCACAGAATCAACTTTTTCTTCCAGTTCCAAGGCTCCCTGCGCGAGCAATGCGATCTGTTCCAGAGCCGTGCGTGGTTTCTGCACATGTTCCTCAAGTTCATGAAAACGATTGATATACTTTGCTGTAAACTCTGTACCCTTTACTCCGGTCAGCTTGTGGGCGATAAATTCGCAGCCTTTCTTTGTGACCAGATAACACGGTCTCTCCTGCCCTTTTTTATCCAGATAAGCATTCTCTGTAAAAAATTCAACGTGGGAAATATTCCCCTCGTTAAACTGGGATGTATATCTTCTGATATCTTTCATTAAATCGTTATGTGGTTTTCCCACCATCTCCGCAACCTCAACAGAGGTCAATGCTTTCTGCTCTATATTCACTGGCATATCCTTTCCCCGGCTCCGAAGAGCCGGTATAATTACAAATAACTTTTTCCATATCTCTTCCGGAAGGCTTCCCTTGCATCCGCTTCGTTTACATCCGCATTTCCAGCGATATAATGCTTTTCCCATGCAAGCTGCCCGATTATGTGCATTAACACACTCATTTCCTTATTCCGGTGCACACTCATGTTTCCTTCATGGTGCTCATAGGATAACGGCACCCACAGGCCATCTTCATCCGACAGCCGCCGGTTTGCCGTCCCCTCAAAAATATGATGCCGGTGTACATTTGGTGTCCCGTCAATCATGTCATATCCGGCATATCTCATATCTATAACAATGGAATCTTTCATTTAAACCTCCCCGATCAGTTCACTGGACCAGATAGGGGCTTTAAGAATTTTCGTATGTTTACAGTAATCACAGTGCTCACACCGGATTGGATCAACTTCTCTGTTTTTCAGAGCCACAATACCGGGCACATTCCGCTCCACTTCTGTGATCGCTTCATCCAGCAGACTCTGCTCCACCGCGATCAGCTGTATATCTGGTACTTTTTCTTTCGACACGGCCGCGATAAAAAATGGCAGTTTCTTTCCGGTATTGATCTCCACCACTTTCTGGTACACCGCGCCCTGAATGTAATATCCCCATTCTGCAAGAAAATTGAGATGGCCGGTATCCGGATGATAGAATTCCTTGGTGATGCTCTGACAGGTTTTCAGATCCACAATGCATTTCCCCGGATGGTAACTGTCAATCTTGATTTTCCATTTCGCCCCAAACATATCCGCGGTCATAATGACCTGCTTTTCTCCGCTCATGTACTGCATAAACAATGGATCGCGCTCACAACGGTTGATCATCTCATTTGCCTTGATGTACTTTGCCATAAGGCTTCCATCCTTTTTGAACATACACGGATGCTGTGCCTTGAACAGGTCCAGCGTACCTTCAAAGTGTGCATCCACATAGGAGCCGACCATCAGCGCGTCAGAATCTTCCATATTCTCTACCCATGTACCATCCAGTTTCGCAAGGGCATATTCCTCGCATCCTGTTTTCCCATATGTACCCATGAAATCTTTATACTGGCTGACAGACAGATACTCTCTGTTTGCTTCCTGGCTGTAGTAATTCTCATTAGTCAATAACATTGTCAAATACCTCCGATGCTTCCTGTGCTACCTTTGTATTTGAGAACGGATCTGGCGGAGCCTGTACTGGTACCGGGGAGATATCTTCTGCTTCCCCCTCAACGCTGAATCCCATAAGTGCATTCGGCATATAGATTCTTGCAAAGAAAGCGGCGGCTCTGTACTGAAGCATCTGCTCTGGCATGGTCGGCCATTTACTTCCCGGTTTGGAATACCAGCCCTCATCCTTTGCCATCTGGATAGTGACAAGTGTTCCTTTTGCAACCTCCCCGTCAGATTTATCAATGGCCTTAAAATAACAGCCCCAGCCATCCGTGTTCCTCTCTCCGACCATAACCGGTTTTACATGCTCATATTCCTTGGATGCCCGGAGCATAGCGATACATGCCTGTCCGCTCCATGTAGGCTTTCCCTTTACAACATACAGGTTTTGCATCACCGACAATGGACTCATGCCGTTACGGTTTGCAATATCAATAGCAATCGTACAGTCTTCCGGTTTATTGCGGTAATTATCTGGAACCAACTGTGTTTTGCTCATAACACTGCCGATCTTAAACAGCTCATTAAATGCCTGTGTGCTGGAATATATATTGTCTTTCGATGCCACAGCCGTCTGCTGTGGTGTTGTCATAATTTCTGTATTGTCCATGTCCGGCCTCCTATAACTCAACAACAGTCATTGCAGTATCATCCGTGGTTCTGGTCGCAATAAACTGCAATCCTTTTTCTTTACATTTTGCGTACAGCTTTTCCCTCAAACCGGTGGAAAGCTTCTCTGCACCATCGATCAGAATAATCTGTAACCCGTTCGGCTTCTGGATTGACACATCAATGCACAGATCCAGTTTTTCGCCCTCGGAAAGATTGGATACCGGAAGTCCGTTGATCAGAGGAATGCCATTCTCTACAGTAAGTCCCTCAATCGGGATATTGCAGTTCTGCAAGATTTCTCCTGGAAGAGTTCGTGCCTTTTCGATCTTATTTGTAAGATCCATTGATTCTGCCGAAAGATCTTCTACCTCTTTCTGCAAATCAATCATGCGCTCATACTCATTGATGTGTCCTTTCATCTTTTCCATGTACTCTGCATCCTTTACAAGACCTGACACATCTTTCTTTTCCCTGCCGATGTATGGAGCATACTCTGCTACTTCCGCATCATATTTTGTAACATCCGTCTTATATTTCTGTTCAATCAGCGCCAGCTTGTCCTGCTTCTTTGATGCAAGACCTTCCTGCTCTGTCTGCAAAGCCTTAATCTGATTATTCAGTTTTAAAATATCCTGCTCAATCTGATGGGAACGATTGGAAAATTCCGTATCCAGTGCAGATTTTGCGATTTCCTTATCCGCTTCAAACGATCGGATCTTGCTGTCTCTTGCATCTTTCAGCATCTGCGCCTTTTCGATCATCCGGTTATCACTCCGGATCTGTTCAATCTCATGGTAAATATCCGATGTGGAAGCAGCTTTCCACTTCTCAACGTCATATCCTGCCGGAATTCCCTCTGCAATCTCTTCAATAAATGCTTTCTTATTGCGGATATCACGGTTAATATCCTGCCGGTGCATGAAATACTCACCCTTTTCGCTCTGGATGTCATCAAGAATCTGTAAAATGTTCTGGTCATACGATACCCAGCCCGGGATCTCCCCGAACCATTCCTTGATCTTATTGATATCCCAGTCATATTCGATCATGTCCAGAATTGTGGCATTCTGTTTCTTCTTATCCATTTCCATGAACTCAATCGGGTTAAGCTGCAGCGGCGTAAAAATGTCACGAAGAAACGCTTCCGGGCTTCCGATTTCTGCCCCGTTCTGCTTAACGCTTTTATAATCTGCCTGATTGGTTCTGGATTTCCGGTTAATCCGGAGTCCTGTGTCTGTCTCAATAAGGATCTCTCCCTCTGTCTCGCCCTTCCGGACAATATAATCTCTGTCAGATTTATTTGTAAGGGCGTACCGGATGGCATCAATCACGGATGTTTTGCCAATACCATTTGTCCCGGACAGTTCCACGGAACTTCCATCCTGCTCATATTCCTTGATTCCGAAAAGATTTCTGATCTTAATATTTGTAATTCTCATTTCTTTCCTCTACTTTCATTTTCATCTGTCCATCATGACCGTTTTCAAAAAGTGCCATGTAATCGCTGCTTTTCTTTCTGGACCGTTCAGCACAATCGCATGTTTCCCCGGGATCCAGATACGCGCCACAGTGCTCACAAATTCGAAAATACATAATTTTACTTGCACATCCAATCTATTTCTTGTAAAATAAAAATACAGTATTATTTTTAATACTTACTTTTTCTTTTGTTTTCCCTAAATATAGAGAAACAAAACCCCCAATTGGTGGAATCACTGTGCTTTGGACGGCTTCTGTGGTTCCATCTTTTTTATTTCCAGATCCAGCAACTCCTTAAAATCCCCTTCATTTTTCTTTCCCTTCCGCGGGTACGTTGGGATAAGGATCTGCCTGTCCGGTTTTACAGGTCTCGTTCCACTGATGTGCATATCTCTCCTTTCAGCTTGCTTCCCGGAGCTTCTGTATACGGTGCTCGGTTTCCTTCCGCTCTCTTTCCACTCTCTCGAGTGTGTATGCCACATGTGCGATCACCGCGCCAGAAATTACCATTCCTGCGGCAATTATCCAGCCAACTCTTTTCGAGTCCACAGCCATTGCGCCAAGCGCCATAACTACAATTCCGATTTTAAATGTTCTTTCTTTCATGTCCTGCTCCTATTCCGGGATGTTCCGAAACTCAACTGTGATCTTCAATCCAAGATCATCAGCCAGACGGAAAAAGTTCTCGACATTCATTCTTTCCGGCTTTCTGATCCAGTTCTGGATTGTCTTTTCCGTAACTCCATACTTCGGGGCAAGGTCTGCCGGATCTTTGCCTTGTTGTGCCTGTCCGCCCGCCATCATTCCGCGAACGTAGGCCATTTTCTTCTTTGTGGCGCTCTGCGCAAGATTCGTTTTCGGCATTTTCTCACGCTCCCTTCTGTTACTTTCTCTCCTATGTTCTTCGTGTTATAATCTCCTTACAGGACGTTGCCGCGTCCGAGTATTACGAAAGGAGATCTCACTAAATGCAAAATTTTGATGCTTTTGTACAAGCTTTAGATCAATCAGAGATCATTGCCCGTGGTGCAGAAAGTGTAGATGTAAATAGCAATCCAGTCACCAATGCGTCTGCACTTTCCACATCAATCAGCCTTGAAATTCTTCGCCAGTACCATGAATGGCTGATGAAACAGCTCTCATAACACCTTTTTCAACACTTTCTATACAGGGTTTCTGAAAGTACATGGCTCTTGCGGACACCAGCTCTGCAAGAGCCTTTGTCTTCTCTGCGACCTCATGTTCACGTTCTTTACCAGATGAAATGACTTCACTGATATGAATTGCTAATGTTTCTATAAGCTTATTTACTACCTCCACGTTCTCACTCTCCTTTCTATTGTCCTTTTTATTGGACGCACAATGCTATACCCTGCTCTTAGGTACGACCTAAAATGAAAAATTAAACCTGTACTTTGACAACTGAAAATGGCTATAAAAGGTCTAGTTTACTTTTTCTACAGCCCTTTCCA